CGGTTTCCCACCGTTGAGATTTGCGCGTCGTCTGCGTATAGATTATCTCTCGATTTATCGGGTTTGAAGGGTCGGAGTATCTTCGGAGCTCAAATTGTAACTGCGACCAAAGACGAACAAGATGTGTGATGACAGTTTTTCAGCTGCGTTTGCTCATGTGAATGAGTCTCACTTTGTGTACCCACGGGGCGAAGTGCCCACCGACATGGGTGATGTCGGTGCAAGCAGTTCCGGTGAGTATCTCGGTGACAGTTCTCTGCCTCAACACGTGGTCGACCCACCAGTCGATGTAACGGTTGGGGCTGGTGGACCTCTTAGTCCGACTATGGCGCGCGCCAACGAGCGTGACGAGCTTAGAAGGGAGGAGGACCCCATCATTGTGCTTAGTCGGTGGGGGTGTAAATGGCTGAAATTCGCCTTTGACTACATAGTCAAAGGTGACAGGGCCAACCAGCTCGCCACTCACATGCTCAACGAGTTTGATGCCACGAATGAGGATCCCAGCGTTTACTTGCAAACACATGTGTTGGAGGAAGTTAAGACAGAGATCACCAAAGATGAGAAGACCGGGAAGCAACAGGTCGTTGATTCACGCAGGTTGCGTCGCGTCGAGAAGCTGGCGAAGGGGAGACGCTCCCGCTTCGCTGTTGCTGTGGCAAAGGTGGCTTACAACAAGTTTGGCCAGCGTCCTTTATCTGAGGCGAATTTGTTGGTCACCAGGAAGTGGATTCAAAAGTACTTGGAAGAGACCTTCAAGGATCTCCGTGTTTGCGACAAGAACTTAGCTATTGATCGAGCTTTGTTTCTGTCGTTTGTACCTACAAAGGATTTCCACAAGTGCCGTTTGATGATGATGTCAAGTGTCATGGAATCACGCTTGAATGGCAAGTCTGCGTTCGGACGGATCTTTAGGATCCGTTCGGACTTTCCTGAATAGGGGTGCCCAGTTGAGCTGTCCGGTGAGGGTTGCCTTCCTAGCAAGGCAGTTGTCCCCCCTCACCGTTTGCGGACTACAGCTCAATTGGGACTAACTAAGTGTCGTAAACTTTGTCGGGTCGGGAGGGTGGCTCCTCCTGTGTCCATTGTTCCTTTCAACCATGATTTCGCCACACTGGAGCGGGCTGTGAAAGAACGTGTCTTCACAGTCAAGAAAGGGGGGGAGTTCGTTGCTCCCCCTCTACCGGAACCCTTAGTTTTTCAGTCTCGTCTTAGCCAGACGAGGGGAATGCTTGTGCCTTTGCTGCCTAAGACCGCCCCTGTTTCCTATGATCAGTTCATAGATACGTACTCGGGCCGCAAGAAAGCTAGGTATCAAGATGCTCTCGAGAAGATGAGGTGTACCCACTGGTCTCTTGAGGATGAGGCTAGGGTTTCGGTCTTTATTAAGTGTGAGAAGACGGACAGAACAACTAAAAGTGACCCTGTTCCCAGGGTCATTTCCCCTAGGTCTCCTTTGTTCAACTTGCGTCTCGGTAGATACCTCAAACATGCTGAGGAGAAGATCTTCCATAGTTTGGGCGGTTTGTTTGGGCACCAGACGGTGCTCAAAGGCTG